TCATCGGGCAATGTCCTTCTGGTCGGCGGCCTTCGCTGCATCGCCGAGAATGGCGCTTACGAGTTCTTCGCGGCGAGCGGCGAGTTGACGGAGCAGCTGCCCCTCCTGCCGGGCGAGGGCGTCGAGTTCGACGATACGTTTCTGCGTGGGCAGGTCGGGCACGGCGATCTCGAGGTTCTCGAGGACCGCCATGGGAATCATTCTGAGGCTTGTGCCCTGCGCTTCCGCGCCGAGCCTGCGCTGCGCGTCGGGCTGGTTAATGGCCCATGCCACGTATTCGGGGAGAACGCGGTCCCTGTCGGGGCGAACGATCACCAACGGGACAATGACCACGACGGGCTCCGGCAGCGAAGCGGGAATGGCCACCGCGGCGTTCGGCTCGCCACGCGATCGAAAGACGACCTCGCCGCCGCGGACGAAGTATCGGTCGGACAGCTTGTCTAGGTCGTACCTCTGGAAGTCCGGTCCTGGCGCTTCACCGTTCGTTCCGACGTCTCGCAACTGAAGCGCCGGCACGCCACCCTCCGACAGCGGATCGAGCCTGCCGCGCGCCGTGTAGCCGGAGTGAATGTCCGAGAGCTCCGCGAGCCGCATGAGAGAATCCTCTGTAAGGCGATTTACAGAGATTTATGCGAGCCTGTCCCTCGAGTCAATCCTTCAAATCGCAGTTTTCTTCCTACAGAGAAAAATGCAGCGCCTGATGCTGCCATGTGAGCGGGAACGGCTCCAGCACCTGCGCGAGCGTCACCTCCGGCCCCTGCTTCCCGTCCAGGATCGCGTCGATGATGTCAGGCGCGAGCAGCGTGAGCCGTAGGACGCGGGTCATGTAGGAGGGCGCGATGCCCTCTCGTTCGGCCAGTTCGGCGATGGTGGCGTATTCGCCCGACTCGAGCATCCGCTTCCATCGGAACGCACGGGCCAGCGCCTTGACCAGCGTGCTGTCAGTCCGCTGCGATTGCGTGGCGCCCTCGGGCAACTGCATCTCCTTCTTCCCGCCACGCTTCACGATGCGGAACGGGACGTGGAGTGTCACCGTCTCCGGGATCGGAGTCCCACGGGTCATGCAGCTTCTCCGATGTCGCCGGCCAGCATCTCGCGGGCCAGACCGCTGAGCCCGTCGACGCGCAGCCGGACATTGAGTCCGTTCGTGCCTATGTCGACCCGCTCGACCAACAGCGCCACAATGCGTGCCTGTTCGGCGGGGAAGAGTTCCTCCCATAGCGCGCCGAGCTGCTGCAGGGCCGCGCGGGCGTCGGCCTCGGAGATGTCGTCGGCGTGGGCCCGCGCCGCCTTCCACGTCCCCACAATGATCTCGGGCTGGCGGAACACGGCGCGGAGCTGGTCGATGACGGCGGCTTCAATTTCACCAGCGGGCACGCGGCCCACCGGGCACGCCCCGGCGCCATGCTTCAGCACGGTCTGGCTGACATAGTAGCGGTACAGCCGCCCGCCCTTGCGGGTATGCGTGGGCGAGAACGCCGCGCCATCGGGACCAAACAACACCCCCTTCAGCAGCGCGGGCGTGTCGGCGCGGGTCCTAGCCGCCCGTTTGCGTGGGCTTTCCTGCAAAATGGCGTGGACGCGGTCCCATGTATCGCGATTGATGATTGCGTCATGCTCGCCGGGGTAGCTGTCGCCCTTGTGCACCGCCTCGCCGAGGTAGGCGCGGTTTGACAGCATCCGGTAAAGGTACTTCTTGTCGATCCGGTTGCCGCGTGGCGTGCCGAGGCCCCGCGCGCCGACCTCCCGCGCCAGCACCGTGCAGGACCCGATTTCGATGAAGCGCGCGAAGATCCAACGCACATTCGCGGCGGCGGTCTCGTCAACCAGCAGCTTCCGGTTTTCCACCCGGTAGCCGTAGGGCGGCACCCCGCCCATCCACATGCCCTTCTTCCGGCTGGCGGCGACCTTGTCGCGGATGCGCTCGGCGGTCACCTCGCGCTCGAACTGGGCGAAGGACAGCAGGATGTTCAGCGTCAGCCGCCCCATCGACGTCGTTGTGTTGAAGGACTGCGTCACCGAGACGAACGTCACGCCGTTGCGGTCGAACACCTCTACCAGCTTGGCGAAGTCGGCGAGCGAGCGGCTGAGACGGTCGATCTTGTAGACGACGACCACATCGACCAGCCCATCCTCGATGTCCTCCAGCAGCCGCTGCAGGCCGGGGCGGTCCAGCGTGCCGCCCGAGATGCCGCCGTCGTCATACTGATCGCGGACTAGCACCCACCCTTCCGACCGCTGACTGGCGATGTATGCCTCGCAGGCCTCGCGTTGGGCATGCAGGCTGTTGAACTCCTGCTCCAACCCTTCCTCGGAGGATTTCCGGGTGTAGACCGCGCAGCGCAGCTTTCGGACGACCTTCGATTTTTCCGGCGGCTTCGTCATGTCCGCGCCCTGTGGTTCTTCAGCCCGAAGAAGGTCCACCCGTTCCAACGCGTGCCGGTGATGGCCCGCGCGATGGCAGACAGCGACTTGTACGGCCGACCCTGCCATTCGAAGCCGTCGGCGGTGACGGTTACGATCTGTTCGACGCCCTGCCATTCACGCAGGAGGCGCGTGCCGGTGATGGGGCGGTCGCGATCGGCGCGGATGCCGCGCTTGGATCGGTCGCCGCCGTCCAGTTCTTCGCCGAGCCGCTCCAGCCGCCGGATCGTCTCCGGCTTCAGTCCGCCATAGGCGAGTTCCTGGATGCGGTAGGCCAGGCGGGACTCGAGGTAGCGGCGATTGAACGGCGGCGGCTCGCTGTCGAACAAGTCGCGCCACTGCTTTTTCAGGTCAGGCGTCGGCGTGGTCTTGAGCGCGGCTAGGCGCGCGGGGATGGGATCGGGCTTGTTCATGCATTTCTCCGGTGCGTTGGAGTTGCATGACGGCATTGGGCGGGCGGATAGTGTAGGCAACGTTCTCCAGTATCGTCAGATACTTCGCCCCCATCCCGCATCCGCAACCGAACCAGCCCGAGCGCCAGGAGGCCGCACAGCTCGGCGCGGCGCTCAGCGGGCGTCATCTGGTCGGGCGGGAGCGGATTGGGGCGTTTCATGCAGCCGACCGCTCCGCACGGCCAAGAACGGCAGCGGTGATCGCGTCGCGGTTCCAACGGAAGTTCAGATGGCAGTTGGCGGCGTATTTCGACAGGCTGAAATCCAGCCCGTTGGCCTCGTGCCCCGCGCGCAGCAGCAGGTCCATCTGTTTCATCGTCGCCGGGTCGTTCAGCCAGCGACGGCTCTTGATCGAGGCGATCCCCGTCTCGGTGGCGCGCAGGAAATCGTCTGCGGCGGCGAGTGCCTGCACCCGGGTGCCGATGGCGAGCGGCCGGATCGCCCTGCCTTTTGGCTGTCCGAGCCCGTGCCAGAGCGCGCCATCATGGAACACCCCGGCCCAGCCATTGAACCCGCTCGCCATCATCGCCTGGCCGTCGCCATGCAGATCGCACCAGGCGAACGGGGACCGCTCCAGCAGGTCGATCTCCATCATGTCGAAGGCGGTCAGCAGTCGGGCCTCTGCTCGTTCCCGCGTGAAGACGTGACCGCAGAAATCACAGACCGATGCGCCAAGCGGCAATTCGGCCTCGCAGGTCGGGCACAGTTTCCACGGTGCCTGGCCGGGCTCAGGATCGTCCTCGTCGAGGGTGATCTCCTGTTCGAGCGACCCGTGCCGGAGCGCCGCGCCCGCGAAGTCGAGCACGACGCAGTCGGTTTTCACGATGCCTGGGAAACGCGCGGGATCAACCCGCCGCAGACCGCGACCGACTGCCTGGATGAAGGTGCCCTTGTGCAGCATGGGGCGCAGGATGCCGATGCAGCCGACGGGCTGGCTGTCGAAACCCTCGGTCAGGACCATGCAGTTCGTCAGCACCTGCACCTCGCCCCGGTCGAACCGGGCGATGAGGTCGACGCGCGTCCGCGATGGCATCTCGCCCGAGATCGTCTCGGCCGTGACGCCGGCCGTGCGGAATGCCTCGGCAACCGCATCGGCATGGTCGACCGTCGCACAGAAGAAGATGGTGCGCCGGTCCCCTGCCTTCGCCTGCCAGTGTTCGACGACGGCCTCGTTCAGCACCGAGCGGTTCAGCACCTTGTCTGCCGCGCGCATGTCGAAATCGCCGGCGGTGGCGCCCAGCCCGGCCAGTTCGTCCTCGACGCCGAGATCGATGGTGTAGGTGCGCGGTGGCACCAGGAGACCGCGACCGATCAGCGTGCCGATCTTGAGATGATAGCCGACATTGCTGAACGTGCGGCGCAGGCTGCGGCCATCGCCGCGACCCGGCGTGGCCGAGAGCCCGAGCAGCTTGATCTCCGGATTGAGCGCCCGGGCCTCGTCGATGATGGACTGATAGCTTTGCGCCGCGGAGCGGTGGCATTCGTCGATGACGAGATGCGAGACCGGCGCCATCCGCTCGCGCCGGTTGGCGCGCGCCAGGGTCTGGACGCTTCCGAAGACGATGCGGCCGTCCCAGTCGTCCTGCTCGGCCTTGACCACCGAGGTGGCCAGTCCGGTGACAGTGCCGATGGCGCTGCGGTTCTGATCGATCAACTCGTCGGTGTGCTGCAGCACCAGGACGCGGTCGTGTTTGCGTTGCTCCAGTTCCTCGCCGATGTAGAAACCGGCGATGGCCGTCTTTCCCGCCCCGGTGGGCAGCACCAGCATGGTGTTGCCATGTGCGGCGGTGCGGTCGCGGGCGGCATCGACCGCCGCCCTCTGATAGTCGCGCGGAATCATGGCCGTCCCCCTCAGCGTGCCCAGAAGGGCGCGGAGCCGGAGGACGGCGCGCCCGTCTGACCCATGCCGTTGTCCGCAAGCTGCGGGCCCGAGGCGGTGAACTGACCGTGCTGCGGTGGCTGGGGTACGCTGCCCATCACCCGAGCGTATTCGGCATGGTCGGCGCCGAGCGCGGCCTTGATGACGTTGCGCCCGGTGTCGTCGGGCTTGTCCTTGTCGCGTTCGATGCCGATGCGCGCCACGAACTCCAGCCCGCTCAACTCGCCGAGGCTGCGGATCATCCGCGCGGCGCGGGCGGCGTTCGACTGGTCATCGGCACGCACGCCGCGGGCGGATTCGAGGATGCCGCGGATCATGGCGCGCCCGCGGTTGCCATAGGTGTCGTCGCCGGGACCGCCCGCAGCTTTTCCGCGAAATCCGATGCGCGTGTAGATGCGGCGCCGCGCGAACGGCCCCTCCATCACGACTGCCTCGGTGTTGAGGTAGAGGGCCGGGCTCGTCTTGCTCTGGGTGAGCCAGCCTTCCGGGCCCGCGCCGCCGGGGCGGACGGTGAGGCAGACCTTGACCAGCGTGTTGGCGGGGATGAGGTCGAAGGCGGCGTCCTGCGTGTCCGCACCGTTGAAATCCATGTCGCTCGCCATTGTCATGCTCCTTTCGTCGTCGGGGGATTGGGTGCGGTGGCGGCCGCGGGCAGATCGAAGTTCAGGCGGGCAGCGCCATCGGGGCGCGGACCACGGATCTTCGCCATGAGCCGCCCGAGATGGGCGGGCTCGATCATCGACAACCGGCCGCTGCGGTCCTTCGCAGGCAGGCCGAAATCGTTGATGGTGGTGCAGATGAACGCCCTGAACGGGTCACCCTTCTCGGGGCGCAGTTCGGTCAGGGTCACGACTTCGTCGACGATGCCGGGCAATTCGAGGCCGGTCTTCGATCCCTCGATCTGCATCGAGAAGAAGGGCTTGCCGAAGTCGTCGAGCTTGCGGTCGAGAAGACCGACCAGCCAGATGTTCTTGGCGGGCGTGTGCTGCAGATGCGTGAGCCAGCCGATCATCTCCTGGCCGAGCAACCCGTAGGTCGCGCGGAGATCCGGCTTGCCGGTGCGGTCGGACTGGGCCTGGGATTGGCCCTTGCACCACTGAAGGCAGATGCGGGAGGCGACGGAGATGCTGTCGACGAAGACCGTGTCGTACTTGTCGAGCTGGCTGGCGGGACCGAAGGCCGCGCAGACCCGCGCGAAGTGCCCGGGCCCATAGGACTGGTCGTCCCGCATGGCCGGGTTGGCGCCGCCGATCCAGGCGGCGAGATCGCGGGCGACCTCCCAGTCGCGGATGCGGATCTCGTCGCCGGGCCAGCCCTGAACGGCCAACTCGCCCGCCTCGAGGTTCAGGAAAAGCGTTCGCTGCGGATCGAGGGTCAGCAGCTGCGTGGTCTTGCCGATGCCGGAGGTGCCCGTGAGCACCCCCTTGATGCCGCGCGCCTCGCGCAGGCGTTCGTCGGCCGTGATGATGCGGAGCGGCCCGCCGCCGAAGGGGACGCTCACTTGCCCCCCTCCAGATCCCGCACAGCGGCCGAAATGGCGATGTCCGCGCCACAGGCGCCCTGGCGGCGCGCCATCTTCAACACGTCGCCAAGCGCACTCGTGAGCCGGTAGAGCTCGGACTGCTGCCGCGCCAGGGCGACAAGCGCGAACTCGATGTCGTCCACAGTGGCGCGCTCGATCGGCACCGCGCGGTTCGGCCTCTCAGACAGGGCCGGAACGTTGATCGTGTCGGGGATCGCCTCCATCCAGCTCGACTGGCGCAGGCGTTTCAGGGGGGAAGTCGTGAACATGGTGATGCTCCGTGGTTTCGTCGGTTGGTGTCCAGGGATCGTCGGGAAGACTGCTGCCGGGCCTGACGCCGCCCTGGAGCTTGCGGTCGGAGTGTTTCCCCGCGTGGGGGTGTTGCATTCCTCCGAGGGCCCGGCATGAAACTTGGTGGAACCGGGTCATCGCCGGTCCTGTTGTCACCTACCGGCGGGCCTCCGATACTGTCGGGGCGGCGCCGAGATATGCCGCGAGATCAAGCGCCTCGGCGGCCTTCCGGATCGTGCCGAGCCGGGCGTAGACAGTGCTGCGATGGATCCCGAGGGCCTCGGCTGCCTCCGTCGGCGACATTTCGATCAGCGCCAGCGCGACATCCCTGCAGGTCGGTGTCAGACCCGCGAGAAGTCGCCGGACATCGCGGACCAGCCCGAACGCCTCGTCCGGTGCGTGCGCGACGGCGGCGTGCAGCGCCACACTGTCAGGCAGGGTTTCCGCGAGCGGCAGCATCTCGTCATCGCCGCGACCCTCGGACGGAGTCTCGAAGTCGACCCACGCCCGCTCAGCCCGCAGGCGTTCGGTCGGCGCAGCCAGCGTGGCGATGCGGTTCGCCAGAACGCGATCGGCAAACGTGTCGTACTGACCGCGGGAGGGGTCGAATCTGTCGTCGCGGCGATAGAGGTGCAGACGCAGGTCCTGCTTGATGTCCTCGGCGTCCATGCCGGGAACCGAACCTGATCGAGCAAGTCGTTCGGCCCGGATGATGATGTTGCGGGAGACGCGCGAGCGCGCGTCGCAGATTAGGTGGAAACGCTCCATGAAGTTTCGCCTTCGTCCAGGTGGACGGGCACGCGGCCCGAGTGACCGGGACCGGCGAAAATTCGTTGGAGCGGCGGCCTTGGCGGGCTCAGCACAAAGAGAAACCGCTGAAACCCGGTTGGATTTCAGCGGTTTGAGAGGCGAACTTTTTCGAAGAAGTTCTTGAGGTCAGCCAGCGAATTTTCGCGGGGACTGGCCCAGCTTGCCTTGCTGGAGGTCGTCGGCGTTCGCCACGAAACGGGCGACATACTCATCCCCGACCGTGGGCAGAGGTTCTTCTGCAATCCCGAAGGCGGCTCGCAGCACCTTGGAAAGCGCCTGCTTCTGTTTCTGGTGCTTCGAGGTGTCGGTGCTCTTCGCATGATGGACGGGGAGCCGACCGCCCTGCATCGCGAACGCCTTCAGATAGGTCCACGCCGCTTTCGGCTTCCCATTCTTGGCGCTCTTCAGCCCGAGACCATCGGGCTCGAACCTCCGTGTCTCGCCCCGGAAACTCACGTTAACGACTTCATCGGCGACGAAGCGGATCCCGATTTCCTCCCAACGCGCGTTGCTCGGCAGCGCCCACGCCAGGTTGGAGACTGCGTTATCCGTCCCGCTCGCGATCTGAGCGCGGAGATCGGCGAACACGACGGTCGATGGCTGGCAAGGCTGCAATTGCCCGCGGTCATCAAGGTGGACCAGATCCTCAAGCGCCATGCGTACGACGCCTTCGCGATCCAGAGCGGCGGCAAGTTGCGGCGGGATTGATGACGAGGTCGGGGCCAGCAGCAGTTTGGGTCCCGGGTGGGCAATCACGTCGTCAAATTGCGCCACGTCCTCGCGTGCAAGCGACCCCGGCACCGTCAGGAAGACAGGAAAACCCCGGCCTGCAAACACATCATGTGAGCCGATCCTGAAGACCGGTCGACGGTCGAAACTTGCAGGACGGTCGGACAGGTCGAATGCTGCGGCGATGCTGCGCGCCAACCCGACACGGTCGAGGCCGTAGATCATGATGTCGTTCTTGTTCAGGTCGAGATCGGCGCAGGCCTTGGGGCTGTCACCACAGACTGCGCGGATGGTGCCGTCGTCGTGGTGCACGACTCGGCGGGGGCAACCCTCGCCGCCCGGTGAAGGACAGGCGATGCTCGTCGCTGGCGTTCCGGTCGATCGCACCAGTGGCAGAGGACAGCCGGGCTCGTGGACAACCACGCAGACGAATTCATCGCCCAACAGGCTGGCCCATTCGCGCCGGTCGGTCGCTGCATCGGTCAGCGCGTCAAGCGTCTTCCAGAACTTCGAAATCCTCATCGCCATCCGCCCCTGCCGGAATCGCCCAGAACCCGCGCGCCTTGAGCCAAGCCTCGATGACTTCTTCGTCCGAGTCCCGTTCATACCTTGCGATGTTCGCCGGCCTGATCGTCACGGACCGCTCCTTCTTGCTGTCCTTGAACGCAAACTTGAAAGTCGCGTGCGTGAACGAGCCGCCAGAAAGCCGTTTCTCCCAATTCTCGTCAAACGACTTGAACAGATCCTCGCACTTGCGGATCTCCATTTCGGAGATCTTCCCCGGCCAGCGACGGCCAAACTCCACGAAACGTACGCCGGCAATACCCTCGACATCGCCATGGGCCATCGAATCCGGACCGAGTTCGCGCAGCGGATCCAGCGTGTAACGCTCGGAACGATCGAAGTAATCTTCGCTGCCGAACAACGCCTCGCCAAAGACCTTGAGGTAAAGTTCCCGCTCGCCCTTGGTGCCAGCGTTTACGCCGAACTCGTCGGTCACGCTGTCGTAGATCAGCACGTCATGTTGTTGTGGCCGATAGAACGCGATCCCGCTTTCACCGTCGTCCTGGTGCTTACCTTCCCGGCGCATCGGCATGCCGTGCCGTACGAGTAGCCAGATCTTCTCGCCTCGCGGAAACGCAAATATCCGGCTGTTTCGGCCGCGTCGCTTCACCTCGAACCAGTTGTCCATCCGGTCCTGCATGGTTTTCGCAATGGCGTCCGTGATGGACGGGAGCTCAGCGGCCTTTTTCTTCGGGCGGGAACCGGCGAAATACATGAAATTGGAACGCTGAAACGCCACCGTTTCGGCATGCTGGCGCTGCAGCAGCATGGGCTGCGCAAGCCAGATCTGGACCGAGACATCGGCTACCGAGACCTCGTGATCCTTGTCGATCTCGATTCCGGCAGCTGCGGCACGGTCGAGCAGTTCGTCCATCGCCTCATGGGACGCGGTTTCGTGCACGTAATAGAGCGCGTTGACCATGTCCTCGGGCACCGACGCGTCCGGATTCATCAGGACACCCGCGATGGCTTCGAGCGGCATGTCATCTGTCGACCATGCGGCGAGGTCGAGTTTGCGGGACTGAAAGTAGTCCTTCCAAGGCTCAAGAAATGCCTTCAGTCGCGCGGGCGCGATCTGCTTGAGGCGATCCGGGTTGCTGAAAATCCTCGGGTTAAATGCTGGCATCCGCCTCGCTGCTCCTGAAATTGTTACGCTCAGCAAGATTAGGAAGGAATCTCGCTCGCCACAAGATTGTGTTCCCGTAAGGTTCTGTGCGCGCCATCCGACAGTCCGTCACCCCCGCCGGTAGGTGAGGAGAGCATCTGGAGCTCTCCCATGAACAGCATCTATCCGGCGCACCGCGCCATCCCGCATTCCCGCACGCCAGCGTCACCCTCCCTCGGGGTGGGCGCATGATCGATCTCGACGAACGCGAACAGGCAGCCCTGCGCACCGCCCTCCGCAACATGGCCGAACTCATGGCCGAGATCGGATGGACCACGCGGTTCGCCGATCTCAGCGAAGCACAAGCGCTCGCGCTCGCGACGGCCGCCGTCGACGGTTTCCAGGAGGCGATGCAGACCAGTGCGCCCCGGCCCGATCCGGAGGTGCCGTTCTGATGGACGCCGGTTTCGACTTCAACCATCGGGAGAAGCCGCCCAGTTTCGCGGACACCGTCAATGCCTGCATCGACACCGCCCTTATCGCGGAACAGGCCGAACGTCCCCAACGCGACTATCTCGGAGGCAGTCGGCTGGGTGACATCTGCCAGCGCCGGCTGCAGTACGAATACCTGAAGATGCCGAAGGACCCGGGCGCCGGGTTCTCGGGCAAGTCCCTGCGGATCTTCGCGCTCGGGCACGTTCTCGAAGACTTGGCCATCGTCTGGTTGCGCAGGGCCGGGTTCGACCTTCGCACGCGCAATCGCCATGGCGATCAGTTCGGCTTTTCGGTCGTAGGCGGACGTGTGCAAGGCCATGCCGACGGGGTGGTCGTCGCCGCGCCAAACGGCATGGCGGTTCCTGCGCTCTGGGAGTGCAAATCGGCGAACGCCAAGAACTGGCGGGAAATCGCGAAGCACGGCGTCGGAAAGGCCAAGCCGGTCTATGCCGCGCAGATCGCGCTCTACCAAGCCTATCTCGGCCTGACCGAGGCGCCCGCGCTCTTCACGGCGATCAACAAGGACACGTGCGAGATCTGGCACGAACTCGTGCCGTTCGATGCCGCACTCGCCCAGTCCGCCAGCGACAAGGCGGTGACGATCCTGCGCGCCTGTGATGCGGGCGAACTTCTTCCCCGCCACACGGCCGACCCCGACCACTTCGAATGCCGCTTCTGTGCGTGGCGGGAACGGTGCTGGGCATGACGGTCCCGTCCGACACCATCGCGCCCGCCGACGTCGCGCCCGACGCCGAAATGATCGCGATCTATGCCGACGTCGTGTTCGGCTACTGCGACGGCTGGGTGCCGGTCCGTGCTCTGGCCGAGAAAGGAGCGGGCGATGGTCCGCCGCATGTTCCCTTCATCGAAGCGGACGCCACGCTCGCCGCGAAACTCGCGCTTCAGGCGACATGGGCGAGCGACGCCGGCATGGCCTTGTTCGTGGCGCCCGGTACGGTTGCGGCTCCCGGCGACGCGCGGGCAGACAGCATCGTGCAGACGCAGGTAGTGCTCGTCGATCTCGACAATGGCGACATCGGCGCGAAGCGCGACCATCTCGTGCAGCATCTCGGGTGCCCGACCCTCGAGGTCGCGTCCGGTGGCGTCACCACCGAGGGACAGCGCAAGCTGCACCTCTACTGGCGTCTGACCGAACCCGCCGAAGGCGACGACATCGCCACGGTCTGTCGCGCCCGGCACATGATCGCCGCGAAGGTTGGTGGCGACCCTTCTTTCCGGTCCGCGCACCAGCCGATCCGCGTGGCGGGATCGATCCACGCCAAACAGGGTCTTCGGCGGCTGGTGCAGATCCTGAACCACGACCCTCGCGATCACGACCTTGGCGAGCTGCTCGAGGCGATCATCGCGATGCCGCCGTTCGAAGGCGAGAACGGGCTCGATTTCAACATGGCCGCCACCGAGCGTGGCAGCGTGACCGAGTTGTTCGGCCGCCAGGTCCGCGAAGGCGGTGTGGATGGCACCACCCGGTTCGACGCGCTGTCGCGCGTGATCGGCTACTGGATCCGCCGTGCCCGCGAAGGCCACGTGCCGCGCGAACAAGCGTGGGAGGAAATCATCTCCTACAACGCGGCCCGCGTTGCCCCTCCCTGGCCGGAGGATCGGCTGCGCGAGGAAGCCGAGCGCCTCTGGAAACGCGACGCCGCCCGCAACGGCGAGATCGATGACGAGGATGACGGTCCCGATGGCGGCGGCCCTGCTGGCGGGGGGCATGATGGGCCGGTGCCGGTGCGCTTCACCGAGGATGCGCTCGCCGCAACCTTTGCAGCCCGACATGCCGAGACATGGCGCTACGTCGCCGGCTGGGGGCAATGGCTGACCTGGTCGGGCAAGCTCTGGCGGCGCGAGGAGACTCTGCAGGCCTTCGATCTGGCCAGGATGATCTGTCGTGAGGCGGCGTCCCGTGCCGGGTCTGCGCGGCTCAAGGCAAAGCTTTCCAGCGCCGCGACCGTGTCCGCCGTGGAGCGGCTTGCCCGTTCCGACCGCCGCCACGCAACCACGACGGAGCCGTGGGATCGCGATCCCTGGCTGTTGAACACGCCCGGTGGCGTGGTCGATTTGCGCAGCGGCGCCTCGCTGCTCCACGACCCCGGCCTCTTCATGACCCGTATTGCCGGGGCATCGGTCGCAGACGCCTGTCCGGTCTGGCTCCGCTTTCTCGAGACCGTCACCAGCGGCGACGCCGAGCTGCAGACGTACCTGCAGCGCATGGCGGGCTACTGCCTGACCGGCGTCACCACCGAGCACGCACTGTTCTTCCTCTACGGCACCGGCGCCAACGGGAAATCCGTCTTCGCCAACACCCTGACCGCCATCCTCGGCGACTACGCCACCGTCGCGCCGATGGACATGTTCATGGCCACGCAAGGCGATCGCCACCCGACCGACATGGCGGGGTTGCGCGGGGCGCGCATCGTCACGTCCATCGAAACTGAACAGGGCAGCCGCTGGGCCGAGAGCAAGCTGAAGGCGCTGACCGGGGGCGACAAGATCACGGCCCGCTTCATGCGGCAGGATTTCTTCGAGTTCATCCCGCAATTCAAGCTGCTGATCGTCGGTAACCACAAGCCTTCTATCCGCAACGTCGACGAGGCGATGAAGCGGCGTCTCCACATGGTGCCGTTCACGGTCACCATTCCTCCTGCTCGGCGCGACAAGCACCTGGCGGACAGGCTGCTGGCCGAACGTGACGGGATCCTCGCATGGGCGCTCGAGGGCTGCATCGAATGGCAGCGGACAGGGCTGCGCCCGCCGCCCGCCGTGATGGCCGCGACAGAGGACTACTTCGAGGCCGAGGACGCCATCGGGCGCTGGATCGACGAGCGCTGCTCTGTCGGGTTGCACCTCAGCGCCAGCACCTCCGCGATGTTCGCCGACTGGAAGGCGTGGGCCGAGGCGAACGGCGAGTTCGCAGGCTCGGTCAAGCGCTTCTCGGAAGCCCTGATCGTTCGGGGATTCGAGCGTCACAACACCCGCGCCGCGAAGGGATTCCTGGGCATCGCCCTTGATGACAACAACTCTGACCTTTTCTCGGGAGAATAGGAAAATGCCAATGAAATCAGGCTGTGTGACGGATGTGACGGATCATACCTATAAGACCGTTACGCGCGCGCATGTGCGCGCCTGTGGAGCGGATAGGGAACCATCCGTCACATCCGTCACACCCGTCACCCACTCCCCGGTTCCGATGCAGGAGGGTGGTGGACTGCTCCGCTGCATCCTCGCGCTCGACCTCGGCACCTCGACCGGCTGGGCGCTCCGCGGCCATGACGGCCTCATCACCAGCGGCACCGTCTCGCTGCGCCCGGGCCGCTTCGACGGCGGCGGCATGCGCTACCTGCGCTTCACCAACTGGCTGACCGAGATCGACCGGCTGTCCGGGCCCGTCGCCGCGATCTGGTTCGAGGAAGTCCGCCGCCACGCGGGCACCGACGCGAGCCACATCTACGGCGGGCTCATGGCCACGCTGACCGCATGGGCCGAACTGCGGGGCGTGCCCTACGAGGGCGTCCCTGTCGGCACGATCAAGCGCCACGCCGCTGGCAAGGGCAATGCCGACAAGGCCGCGATGGTCGCCGCCGTCCGCGCCCGCGGCTTCAGCCCCGCTGACGACAACGAAGCCGACGCCATCGCCATCCTGCTCTGGGCGATCGAGACGAACGGGGGTGTCGCATGAGATGGCATCCCCACGGCTACGGCGGCCGACGCCGGGATCCCGAGCAGGTCAAGCGCGAGGGCTGGCGGGAACAGGGCGTCCTCGCGGTCTCCGCCGATGACGACCGCCTTACCTGGCCCGAGCGTGAACTGGTCCGACAGCTCGGCGAGAAGCTCTACGGCCCGCGCCCTTCCGACAGGGAGGCGCGCCATGGCTGATCGCGAATGGACCGCCGACTGCGTCGCCGATCATTTCGAGGAGGCGTTCCGCACCCTGCGCAAGCTGCCGCCGGTGAAGGCGCAGGGCTACTTCAACACCTGGCCCGACATCGTGCGGACCAGCCGCGAGATCGCGGCGATGGAACCGCAGCCGATGCGGGTCTGGCCCTCGGCCGCCGCGATCACCCGGCTCGAGCAGACCTTCGACTGGGTGCTCTGGATCGAGGAAGCCGAGCGCAAGCTGGTCTGGTCGCGCGCCGCCCGCGTGCCGTGGAAGCAGATCAGCGGCGAGCTCGGCTGCGACCGCACGACCGCATGGCGGCGCTGGCAACTGGCCCTGACCAAGATCGCCGCGCGCCTGAATGCGCAGTGACTCCAATGTGTTGCAACACTTTTCCCTTCGACATCTGCAACATGATCGTGCTATCCAAAGGACAAGATGGGGGAGAGTGCGCTGGAAAGCTCGCTCTCCCCCTTGCGTTGACGGGGGCCTTCTGGACCCCGGTATCCAGCGGGGGTCCGGCCGGGGTCCAGCCCACGGCAGTTTCCGGTTCCTTCCTGGGCGTTTTCGTATGCTGGCGGGCGAAGCGCGCAATATCGCTAGCGACAGGGCGAGTTTTTTGGGAAGCCACCCTTAGCAGGCATCCACCCGCGATCCGCTGAAAACCACAACAAAACAAACCTTTGGTACCGGCTATGCTCGGTGGCCGCTGGACCCCTCGCGGAGTCCAGGCTGGCTACCGGTGTCCGGAGTCCACCCGATTGAGGCGAACCAACCCGCATGACACTGAGCTTCGCCCCCGAGCGGATCGAGACCTGGCCGCTTTCGCGCCTCCAGCCTTACGCAAAGAACGCAAAGGTGCACGGCGCGGACCAGGTCGCCAAGATTGCCGCCAGCATGGCCGAGTTCGGCTGGACCGTGCCCTGCCTCGTGGCCGAGGACGGGGAGCTGATCGCAGGCCATGGGCGCGTTCTGGCTGCCACGCAGCTCGGGCTGACCGAG